CCAATTGAACCACCTTTTATTACCTCTATTGGGCTGTATGAAATATCACCTGAGCCAGTAAAGAGAGTCCCATCTTGAGCTATAATCTGCCACGCTGGTTTGTAGCTTGAATAGGGGGCAAAAGTGCCTAGAGACTCCATTCTTTTGTTTTCTAAAAGAGGCTTTTTGTTATATGGTGTAACGCTCTGTCTAGCAGTCGGCTCTTTAATTATTAATTTATTTTTAATTCTATCCTTTATTTCGTTTTGTTGTTCTACGGAACCTGATTTTTGATATTGTCTATCATATAAAATATCTTCGTCTAAAAATTCATAATGTGTAGGTTTAAAGTCGCCAGTAGACAACTTTTCTCTGCCGATACGAGTAAGTTTTATCTCTAATACATCTTCTTTTTTGTTAAAAAACGTCATAATTCTTCTCTATATAATTAGTTGTCCTAACATTTCCCTAAAAGTTCCTGCAACCGTCTCAAGCTATCTGGGTCCATGGCATCTCCTACGTCATTCTGAATTTCTGATAAAATTTGAAGTTCTGCAAGTTCATCATCTGTGCATGTTTCTGGGTCACCAGCCTCGACGGAACCGGGGGCTGGACTATCTGGGTCAAAGCCACTAATATCTATTGCCTCAAAACTAGCAACTGCTGCTGTTGCAAAAGTTGCTGCTGGTGTAGAAGTTACTACCGCAGTTCTTTCTGGCTGTGGAGAGGTAAATTCTGGCTCGCGCTCTGGCGCTCTTTCTGGTTCGCGTTCTGGAGGCGCGAAAGGAGTAAAAGTTTCTGGTAATGGGACAAATTCAAAACTTTCTGTCGGTTGCGTAATCGGGGAGGGCCTTGGACATTTTGCTAATAAGGTTCGTAATCTACTAGTTTCTCTAGCAGTTAAAACACCGCCGGTCGGCCCACCCAGTGCGCTCTGTTGTGGTTGACTTTTATTAATGAGAAGCTGTAATTCTCTTGCATCTTCGTCTGAACAAATATTGGTGTCTTCAACAACGTCTCTTACAAGTGGTTCGTCTGCACGAATCTCTACGGGCTGTCCTATTTCAACTGCTCTCTCTAATATTTGCTCTGGTGTAATATAGCCACCACCCTCAATTTTCTTTACTCTGCTTGGGCTATCATTTTCAACCTCAAATTCAACTTCCATTTTGCCAAGCTCAACCAAACTAAATTGGTCATATGGATAGTTAAAAGAGAATCTATCTGCACCAGATGTTTTGTACGCTCGCACGCCAGTTTTCTCTTCAAGCATTTTGTAATAATCTTGATTTGCCCTCTTTTTTACTTTAAAAATTTTCCAACGAATATCGTTTGGAATCGAGTTCATACCATTATATGAAAAAATAGATGGTGATAGTAACTCACCGTCAGCGATTGGGTGTTCTATTGTCACACGCTCTTTTTCGGCCTGTGTGGCAATTGTTGGCATGACTCCCTGCCAGATATTTGCCAAATCCTGTCTTGACAACTCAGATGAGAATTCAAAAAAGTACATTGCAAAAGGTGGATAAGCTGGTTCAAAATCTTTCTTAGTTGTTAAAATTTTTCTAGATTTATCTCTTATGTGAACAAAATCATATGGTGGTGGTAAGATGTATTTATCCATTTTTCGTATCATGTCAGAAATTGAATCATTTGTTATTGTTCCCCTTCTAACCAAACTGTATCTGTTTTCAAAAATATTTATTGGAAGCTCAAAAAACTTCTCCTCTCCCGTCTCACAATCGACAAAGAAGGGGGCAGCACAAATTGATTCTTCAATAATTTTTCTTGGCTTAATTTTTCCAAAAGCTTGCGCGGCCTGTTCAAATCCGACAGCTTGTATTAAGGAACCTGTTAAGCTAGGGTGTAACGCCTGTGTCTCCTGTAATCTTAAATGGACACGTTCTTGATCACTAAGTGGCAGGTCTGACACCGTGGCATATTGATGCCACATACCTTTTGTTGCTGTTTTACTGCCATCCGTCGTTGCAGTTGCGCCATTAAAGTTTAAAGTTGGACATTCCCATTTTGATCTAATGGTCCATCTATTATCTTCTCCCAACTCAAACAAATCAACACTAGCAGTTATTCTCATGAAATCAAGATCCGCTGGCCCAGTGTCCTCTATTAAATAAAAGGAATGCTGAATTGTTGAATTGGCAACAATGTCTGCCAGACTGAAAGTTGTTTGTCCCGACCTATTTGTGGTCGTTAAGAGTTCTGTAGGATCAAAAACTAAAGTTGCTCTAGTGTTGCCGCCGCGTGTTGATGCAACATTCATAAGATCACCACAGGCTTCAAGGCCAACATCTGTACCGTCCGTCTGAGAATAGCTGCCCGGTGGCATATGGTGCGTGTAAGGATATGGGCCAAAAGCAGCAGGGTTTCCATATTGTACAAACCCTGCGGGGCTTGCAATTACAATATCCATCGCGAATTTCTTTACGCCTGCACTTGTAGACAACGGTCCTTCAAACTGCCATTGAGATTCTGGTGATGACTTAAAATTAACCAAGCCCTCAAGGAAGAATTCAGGAACTTCACTAAAGAAGTTGTGAGCCATCAACTCATACACACCATCAGTTTTATTTACAGAGCCTGTGCTATCCAATGGGAATGAACCTGAATTTGCGATGTGTGTGATTGTTGTTACAAACTCGCTTGGAGAAATAATAGACTCAAACGGAGCAACTGCATCGTACACCTCTGTCAAGCTCGCGGTTGGAGTGTTGTTTGACCCAGATTTATAAGGGAACTCTACGGCAAAGCCCGCCTTAATTGAATTCAAACCAATGCCGGGTGCCCAAAATGGCATAAGCGTTGTTGAATAAGTTGCATTTCCACCTTGTGGTACAAGGGCTTCAGAACCGGCACCGCCAAGTATTGTTGAGTTCTTATAAGAGGAAGAGAACTGCTGTGCTAATTGCACCACTCTTTGTTGTGGATAGAAGCCCTCTCTTGGCAACAATTTTTTAGTCGTATCAAATGTTAATTTAATGGCTGTTGGTTCACCGTAGAACTCTTTTAACTGTTCTAAATAAGTTATCTTCTCTGTTTTTCCATAATTTTCTGCAAAATGGTTCCCTGAAATATTCTGACTGCCAGTCAATGTGAAGCTATACAGTGAGTGCGCTAAGAAATCACTTCCAAATTCTGCTACGACACTCTCAATAACATCAGAGATTACAAACTCTGGGATAACTGTCTCGTCTTGACCTAAAAGCCTTGTATCGGTTGAAAACTCACCATATGTACTAAAGAAAGCTCCAGTTCCTGCTTGAAGCTGAACAAAATTTTCAGGGCGACACTCGCCAAGTTGGAAAGAATAGCGAGCGTTAGCCTCACCTTCAATAAGTCCTGCGCCAGTGGAGCCAGTGTTACGCATCAACTCTCCAGACTTTTCTACTTGTCCAGAACCAGAGGTGCTGACATCCATGGGCCACTGACTGGCTGCAATTATATCACCTTGTGAGTTGGTTAACTGATTATCTGTTCGTATATCTACTTCATCGCTTATAAAAAATGATGCATATCTCTCTCTATTTCTTGCAATGTCTCTATATTGATTCTCTTGTTTTGGATAAGCTACTTCACTGTATTTAATTAATTCATACTTTGAACTAAATTTATAAAAATCAGTGTCAAGCACGTTAATGACCGGTGCTCCCAACTCCAAGTTCAGATCGTTTATCTGATTGCCTGTTGAGTCATATGTGTTAGCAAAGTAGTCAAGTTCGTTACCTAGCTCATATTGTATTGTTCCCGTTTGTCTGTCCACTAGTTGTAGAATCGGTTTGTATTTATTTGTTATCGGGGCCTGTACAATACTGTGCTGCTGTCCAAATCTAATATTTAATTTGCGACTGTCAGATAACTTATCTTTCTGAGAGCGGTAAATATTTTTTAATTTAAGCTCGCGTGCGACTCGATGTTCTCCGTGTCTTATTTGTTTAAACGTTGGATGTTGATATGGGCCATTATTATTAAGTAAAAATCCGTTTAAAATAAATGGTGCTGTCGAGTGCTCAAAATCTGGTAGATTGTAATAGTTACCGGGTGCCTCCCCAGCAGTTGTAAATAAATTATTATCTGTATCAATTTCTCCAACAATTATGT